TGGGTAAATACACCATGCCAAAGCTGCACGAAAATAAGCAGTCTAACTGGGTTGAGTTTGGTGACAATAATAGCTACTATGATACACTTTTAGAGGCTAAAGATTCAGCTACTAACAGCGCGTTGATCAATGGTATAAGTAACATGATCTACGGCAAGGGAATAAGCGCAACAGATGCAGCGCGAAGACCTGAACAATACGCGGCAATGATTTCTTTATTTGGTGAAGACACCATGCGAATGATTTGTAGTGATTACTACACACTAGGTCAGGCAGCTTTCCAAGTTATTTATAATGGCGATCATAGTAAGATTGTGCAAATTGAGCATATACCAATTCAACACTTAGCACCTGAGAAGTGCAACGAAGAAGATGTTATTGAGGCATACTATTATTCAGATAATTGGGCAGACATCACTAAAGCATCTGAGCCGACTAGAATACCAGCTTTCGGAACAAGTAAAGAAGGACTTGAAATTCTAGTTGTAAAACCTTACAAAAGTGGTTTCTACTACTTTAGCCCTGTTGAATATCAAAGTGGCATTGATTACGCGTTTGTTGAAATTGAGCTTTCAAAGTTTCACTTAAACAATATTCACAATAGGTTTAGTGCAAACATGATTATCAACTTTAACAACGGAGTGCCTGATCCAGAAGAGCAAACGTTGATTGAAGGAAAAATCAAAAGCAAATACACAGGTAGCGAAGGAGAAGGAATAGTGGTTTCGTTTAATGATGACAACACTAAAGCTGCAACAATTGAAACACCTCAACTAAACGATGCTCATAACCAATACCAATTTATAGCTGAAGAGGCAGCGCGTAAATTGATGGTATCGCATAAAGTTACTTCACCGCTTTTATTTGGTTTAACCGCGAATGGTGGTTTAGGCAGTAATGCTGATGAAATTAAGATGGCTTCTTTGTTGTTTGACAATACGGTGATCAAGCCAATGCAAAGAGTTATTTTGGAGGCTGTCAATAAGATACTAGCTTTCAATGAAGTAAGTTTAAAAACGTTTTTTGTTACTTCACAACCACTTGAGTTCACCGCTTTAGATGTTGAAGATTTAACAGACGAAGAGGCTCAAGATAATACAGGCGTTGAAATGTCATCAGATCAAGACTTTGACGATGATGAAATGCTTAATGCATTGATGGGTGAATATGTAGATGACGAATGGGATTTTGTTGATGGTCGCGAAGTTTCTGAAGACAATGAGTCCATCGAAGACTGGGCAGCCAAATCAATAGAGCTGAAAAAGACAACTATTCAGAAGCTCGCTGATATCATTACCTCAAAGCCATCAAGGTCATCACAACTTGACAAATCAGTTTATAAAGTTCGATACTCGTATGAAGAGAAATATTCTTCTGGCAAGAGTCGAAAGTTTTGTTCAGCCATGACTAGAAGAAATCAGAATGGTGTAGTGTATAGATTAGAAGATATTGACAAAGCAACTAGAGCTGGAGTGAATAAGTCATTCGGTCATAAAGGTCAACCTTACGATCTGTTTAAGTACAAAGGCGGAGTTCAATGCGGACACTTTTGGCAAGAAAATCTTTACAGATTAAAGAAAAAAACGAACGGTGAATATGTAGAGGATAAGGCTTTGAGTTCAAGCGAAGAAGTTACATCTATTCCAAAGAGCTACCAACCAAGACCGACAGGAAGCAAAGAAGCTAAAATTGCTCCAAGAGATATGCCGAACAATGGCCATCATCCTAGTTATAAAAAGAAATAATGGCAAAAGCACTATTAATCCAAAGAGATGATTTGATTACGTTCACTAATATGAACGGAAACATTGATACAGATAAGTTCATTCAGTATGTGGCTATCGCTCAAGACATTCACGCTCAAAGATATTTGGGAACTGACCTACTTGAAAAAATACAAGCCGACATTATAGGCTCAACTTTAGCTGGCAACTATTTGACATTGGTAAATGATTGGGTAAAGCCGATGTTGATACATTGGACTATGGTCGAATACTTGCCGATGGGTTCTGTAACTGTTGCCAATGGTGGAGCATTTAGACATACACCTGAAAACGCAACGCCTTTAGATAAATCTGAAGTTGATTCTTTGGTAAGCCAAGAGCGTGACTTTGCTGTTTACTATTCAAAGAGGTTGATTGATTACTTGTGTGCTAATAACACTTTGTTTCCAGAGTATTCCAGCAATACAAATGAAGACGTTGATCCCTCTACAAATACAAACTTTGCTTCATGGGTGCTGTAAAAAATAACTATAAACCAAAAAAAGAAAACCTCATTAAACTGCAAAAGTTTATAAAAAAGATAGAGAAAAATGGAGATAATTGAAAAGATAACTGATCTGATAGCTACGCATGGACTATTTACGGTTTTGTCGGCGGTTTTGGTTGGCGTTTTGATTTGGAAAGGAAAAGAAATTGGAGCTTATCTTGTAACAATGCTACAAGCCAGCGCGCTGGTTAAAAAGAACGAAGAAACCATTGCTTTGCTTCGGGCTGAAATTCAGGAATTGCGTGAGAAATTAGAAACATACAACGTTTTGCTCACAGAACAAACAGCAACTATTGCAAGACTTGAAGAGAGAATAGTTCAAACTGCAAAAACTAGGGTTTCCAAAAAAAGACCAACCAATGAAAATTAGCACAAATCTGTCAGTTGAGGAAGTTAGCAAAAGTCTAACGGCCAAGCGAAAGGGTGTTGATAACACGCCTAAAGGCGATCATTTAAATAATCTCATATCTATTGCTCAAAACATATTTCAACCAATTAGAAATCATTTTGGTGCGCCAATATTTGTTTCTAGTGGATATCGTTCAGAAGCATTAAATAAGGCAATTGGAGGTGCTAAAACCTCACAACATTGCAAGGGTGAAGCATTAGATTTAGATAATGATGCAGTTGGCAAACCATCAAACGCTGAAATCTTTTATTTTATTTATGACAACCTAGACTTTGACCAATTAATTTGGGAGTTTGGAGATAGTAAGAAACCTGACTGGGTTCATGTTTCGTATTCATCAGATGGAAACAACAGAAAGTCAACGCTAGTCGCTGAGCGTCAAGGTAAAAGCACAGTTTATTCTTTCTTTGAAGATAAGCGTTGATTGTAAGCATTTACAAATATCGTGAATTTATAACAGGCGTTATAATCGCGTCTATTATTTGGGGTTCGTTCTTATATCAAATGAATAAAACAGCGCAACAGAGCCTATCTAAAATTGAAGTTGAAGCGTTTAAATATGAATTGAAGGCAAATGAATCTTTTGAACTATACAAACAAAAGAATAAGTTAGCAAATTCACTATTTACCGAGCTTGAAGCCTTGAAATCTGAGTTGAGAGTTTCGTTTGTAAAAGACACCAAAAAAATAGACAATGATGAAAAGGCAAGAAATAAGCAAATTGAAAGTATTGACACGAATAATCTGCGTGATAGTGCTTATGCTGTTTTGCAACGTTTCATTTTCGCAAATAACATTGACGCAAGCGAAAGCGGTGTTGATGATGGACAGTAAGATTCAAACTCAATCTAAACGCATCGTTCTATTAACCAACACTTTAACACGAGAACAAGCGGTGAGCGATAGCCTTTCATCTGTTGTGGTTTTAAGTAATAAAGCAAAAACAGATCTATCAAGAGCTTACGATTTCCAAACAGATCAAACGGATGCTTTGAAGAAAACCATTGTAACAATGAAGCGCAAACACAACGCTTTCAAAGGATTGGCAGTTACAACTTTAACAGCAACTATTTTAGGCTTATTGTTGATTAAATAATTTTGTATATTGCGCGAATGAATGAAAAGGATTTGCAGATTAATATTTGTCGATGGTTGAAAATGCAGTATCCAGAAGTTATTTTTACCAGTGAATCTTCTGGTCTTCGTTTAACCATCGGTCAAGCGAGAAGTTTAGCAAAGCAGCGAAGCGGTAAAGGACTTCCTGATCTTATGATATTTGAGCCAAGAGGTGACTATCATGGTTTATTCATTGAGCTGAAACGTGAAGGCGAAAAGGTCTTTAGAAGGGATGGACAGATAAGAAGTGACGCTCATCTTCAGGACCAATACAGCGTAATTAATCGACTAAATGATAAAGGTTATCTTGCTGGGTTTGCTATCGGATTCGATGAGGCTAGAGCTTTGATAACTAAATACATGAACCAATGAAAGTGGTTCAAATATCAAAACAACAAATAGAACGCGCTGAAAAACTATATCCATTTAAAGAACTAAACGGATCTATTACAAAGGGTAAAAGTAACATTTACGGTGCGTTAGGTGAAATTATTGTTTATGATATAAATAAACACAACGGATTAAATGTAGATTTTAACTCTACCTATGATTATGATTTAATAATAGGCGGTCATAAGGTTGATGTAAAGACAAAAAGAACAACAGTTAAACCGCGACCTGATTATTTGTGTAGCATATCATCTTTTAACACTAGCCAAAAGTGTGATTTTTATTTCTTTTTAAGGATTAATGAAAACTTGAAAGAATGTTATTTATTGGGTTATAAGAACAAGCAAGACTTCTTCAAAGAAGCTGTATTTAATAAAAAAGGAAGTTTAGACGTTAATGGTTGGGTTTTTAAAGACGACTGCTACAATCTAAAAATTGAAGGTTTAAATAAATTTAGTCATTAAATTAAAGAACATGAAAGAAACTAGACCAAGACTTCAGGAAGGATTATCTGATTACGTTGGCTCGTTAAAAAGCAATTCAATCAATAGAGTATTAGTCATTGGAGATTTGCACGAACCGTTCAGCTTGGATAAATACTTAGACTTCTGCATTGAGCAAGGCAAACGCTTTAATACCAACAAAACGATATTTATAGGCGATGTGATAGACAACCATTTCAGCTCTTATCACGAAACAGATGCGGATGGTCTTGGCGGTGGCGATGAATTGGATCTGGCAATTAGTCGTTTATCTAGATGGCGCGATGCCTTTCCAGTTGCTGATGTGATAATAGGCAATCATGATCGGTTAGTGATGCGTAAGGCTCAGACTTCAGCAGTACCGAAGAAGTGGATCAAAGAATACAAAGATGTGTTAGAAGTACCAGAATGGAACTTCACCGATCGAATAGTTTTGGATGGCGTTCAATACATTCATGGAGAGGCTGGAACTGCTAGGATGAAAGGCAAAAGCGATATGATGCCAACAGTTCAAGGCCATTTGCATACACAATGTTATACTGAATGGGTGGTAGGTGAGAAGTTTAAAATCTTCTGCTCACAAGTTGGATGCGGAATAGATCATGAATCATATGCAATGGCTTACGCAAAACGAGGAAAGAAACCAGCAATTGGGTGCATGGTGGTTTTGGATAATGGACAGACACCTATTAATCTTTTAATGAATTTATGATGGCAAAGTATACCGTAGAACAATGGAAAGAAATTACAAAAGATTTCTTGTTAGAACAAAACGCAAAAGTCAATGCAGCTCATGGAGCGCAAATTGATTCAGAAACTTTATCGCGTATTAAAAAAGAAAACCTTATATTTGTCAATCGAATGTTGCCAGACTACATTCCCACGTTAAAATAGCCTTGTTTGTTCATATTTGTTTGTTTGTTTTTGACAGAAGAGCCTCCAGAAATGGGGGCTTTTTTGTGATTAATTAAAAAAGTTCTTGACAGTAATGTTAAAAACGTTATATTTGTAATTGAATTAAAACAAAAACAATTTAAAACAAGTAAACATGACAAATTCAGATGTAGCTAAATATTGGAATCGCTTAGATTCTAGCGACAAATTAGAA